TCTTGCGTTTGCTTTCATTTATTTATTTCTCCTTGTCAATCAACTTTTTACTTTTATATTATAACAAAATTTTTCTTAATTGTCAAACTGATAATTTTTACCAGCTTCAGTAAGAGAATACTGGACAGGATCCTTACCAGTCTTTTCAACATATCCATCATTTACCAGTTTACGCATAGAACCTGCGATAGAGCGACCCGAAGTAAAAAGAGCTTCAGCTGCTTCCTTAGATGTAAAGAGATTAGTCATTGTATCTACATTCTCTTGCATCCAAGAAAGTAGCTTCTTACCATTTTCTGTCATAGCTCCTGAGTTTTTTACTTTCCCATCTTTAAAATCTTCCCAAAAAGATGCGGCAAGCTCATACTCATCTGGATAATTTTCTGCATAAATATCTGTTCGATCAAAAATTTCTGTCTGAATAATTTTAATAAATGCTTCTTTTTTAGTCATTTGTGATTTTCCCTTTTCATTTATAATATAATTTTCATCTTGTAATTATATTATAACATTTTATTTTTTATTTTTCAATTTGAAAAGGAATATTTTCATCATCAAAAATTAAATATTGAGCATACGGAAGTTCTTCTCTTGCCCATTTAATAAAATTATTTTTAGATGGATCATCTTTACCTGCCCATTCATTTAGCTTATGATTGCGGCGTTGCTGACAAATTGAGCGAACAACCTCGTAATTTGCAGACCATGTTCTCGTCTGAAGCCAGCTCTCAGGCAGCCACCGCACAAGTTCTTTCCAATATTTTTTGTCTTTTGTTTCAAGATATTTTTGACGAAGAAACTCAAGTTGTTCAATCATAAAATCTGATAACATTCCAATATCATTTTCTGCTGGTCCACCCGCATATTCTGGGATACTGTAATATATTAAATCAGAATTCATATCATCTGTTTCAAAACAATCAAGAGTGATAGGTTTACTTGTTAATTTATGCATTGTTGATGTACTATTAGCGACCGTTGCAACTTTGTAGGTGTCCATCTATTTCCACCAAAATAACGGGGCTGTAATATCAACAGAAACAAAGATTTGGCGCAAAAATTTACGATGTTCTGGACCAGCTTTAATAAGCGTTTGAGCAAGTTTCATATCATTCGGTCCAATAAAAGCTAAATCTGCAACGTTATCATTATCATTTAATCTTAAAACACCATTTTTAATAAGTTTATCTGCATATTCTTCTGCAAGATTACAACCTTCATCAGTAAATTCTTCTGGCCAATTTAAATCAGGATGAAAAGTTTTAACCCATTCGTCTGCAATTTCCATATCTTCACTTGTATAATCAAGATTTACAACACCAAAAAAGCTGTCGCTTTTATCCCAACTATTTTTGGGATTTCTAAGGCCTCTAAAGGCTCCTTCAAAATTACCTACCCATGTTTTTTCAAATTTCATCTTCTATATATCTCCATTTTAATTTTTCTTTAGTAATAGGATGTTTTCCTGCGGTTGGTCGGCCTCCTCGGCAACATCGTTGAATATTCTGTCTTGCAATTCCGCACCAATCAGAAGCTTCTCTACATGAAGGAAAAACTTCTTTAGTATTTAAACATCTAACTGCTTTAGCCATAGGATTATTTCCTCCATATTTTTTTGCTTTCATAATTGCAAGAGATTCTTCTGAATGTTTTTTCCCATAAAAAGGATTCCGTTCCCCATCTACATTAATAGGAAAACTTCCTCCTTCAGTCATATTATACCCATAATCAGGATTCACGCTATTATACTAAGAAATAAATTGAATTTCCCACTGATCTGCTTCAGCTTTGGTAAGTTTCGATTTTAAAATTTTATGTTCAAAATTATTCCATCCATATTTCTAAATAGCATGATAAAAATGTGGACTACCAGAATATGCGCTCGGTAACCATCTTTTATTTATATTACATGTCTGCCCTATATACACTTTCCCATTAATTTTGTTTTTGTGCATATATACAACATAAGTTTTCATTACTTATTAATTCCTTTCAAAGTATTCAAACCATAAATATTGCTTTGATACATGTTTATCCAAAAAGCCTCTTTTTCATTTAATAAATCACGAGGACATTCTTCTAATAATTCAAAGCTGAAATTCCAAATTTTATCTCGTTGCATAGAATTATATAAAACATTGGTAGCTGATGCCTCAATACCTAAACCGCATTTACAATGCTGTTTCCATCTGTCACTAATATTAACACTTTGACCAATATAACACTGTTCTGTTAATAAATTAGTAATTTTGTAAATACCACAAATAGTTTTTTTTCCTAAAACTCTATCACATAATTCTGTCATTTGTTTTTGGAAATATTGAGTCCATATAAGTTTACTTAAAACAACAGGCTTATGAAAAGAAGATTTTAAATTCTATAACATTTTTACATCAGCTAAATCCGCTTCAGAAATAGAAAGTTTATAAAAATTAATTTTATCTTTTTTCTCTTGTTCGCGGAGACGAGCTTCAACACCCGCACTTAATGAGGCTTTTAATTTATCAATTTCAGTTTGTATCTATTCTTTTTCTTGTATAGCAGACTATCTAATATTATTTAAATCTTTATGAATATTTTCAATTTCTTGAGAAGTCTAATTATTAATTTTCTAAAGATTTAATCTAATTAAATTTTTTTCTTTCTAAAAATTTTCATTTAACTCTTTTTTACGATATTCTTGAAACTATAATAATTCTTTATTTAACTATTCTTTTTTTCTAATTTCCGAATTAATTAAATTATTTCTATTTACTTGTAAAGTATGTAGCTAATTTTTTAAATTTTGTTTATATTCTTCTTGCTTTTTATCTTTATTAATTTTAATTTGATTTGCTTTATAAAAAAGAATTAAACTGCATATTAGAAAGACGAAACCTAATATTAATAATATCATAATTCCTCCAATATGCAAAAAATGAGGGTTAGATATTTTTATCTAACCCTCACTGTATAATCAAATTAGTCCTCAGCGTTGGGATCGAACTCGCGACCTGCATCTGTGAGCTGGATGAACTTGATTGCCTTATGAAGGCCAGTCTCAGGATCCTGAATCTCAGCAGGAACACGAACCATTAGCGGAACCTCATTCTTGTCCTTATCCTTATGGCGCTG